TGTCGTCTCTAACTTCACCGGTGTTAGAATCATATACAATCTTATTGCGATAGCGAGCCATGATATATATTAGATATTGCTTAGCTTTTAGCTTAGGTAAATTACCTACGTCAATATAAAATATTCTTCTTTCAGGAGCTCTTGCTAATCTGTAAATCACTAAAGAATCTTCCATCATCTTTAATTGATTAACAGGCTTAACTGCTTTATGCAAATGCCCTAAAACTACATTCTTATCTAAATCCATTAGTCCAGATGGGACGAATGTTATAGCATCTAAAGAAATTCTTATACCTTGATTTGCCGCATGGGTCGTAAAACCTGGATTATAAGTAATACCTTTTTCATTATATAAAAAATATTCTTCTACAGATTTGATAACTTCTAAACCGCTATCCTTATCTTTTTCCTTTTTGACTTCACGAATTTTTTTAATTTTTCTAGGATCAAGGATAACTGTTTCTACAATCCCTCTCTTGGGATTTTTTGTATCAATAATTTTCTGAAAATATAATCTTCCATCGATATACCATCTACGGAAATAATCAAATCCTTTTGCATCAAACTCAATTAATTTTACAATATTTTCAAACTCATCAATTATTGTTTCTTTGATATCGTCAGGGATATCAATTTCATCAAGATTAATTTTTACAACCGGCTCGTCATCTATAGCTGCAATTGCTTCTGTTAAAATTTCATCTATTGCTGCAGAAGCATCAGAATACATTGAGATTTCTCTATATCGAGTAATCAAATCATATTCTGATTTTGCCGTAGCATCCAGATCAACATATGTACCAAAATAACCACCTGCCTGTACAGTAGATGCTCCATCTTCAGATACAGGTGTTGCGAACCCCTGTAGCTTTTTGTCTATAGGAGGTTCGTCACGGCCAATGGTAAAGCCAAATAATTTAACTGCCATAATTTAGAATCACTTTTTAACTTAAGGTTGTTAATGCATCAACCAGCTGCTGTGCTGGATTATTAGAGAATTCAAAATATTGATAAGTAAAGGATACTGCGAATGTTGATAGTGTATCATTAGTACCAAAGTCTAATGCTACAGGACCTAGATCTGTTGGAAATGCTCCAACTAATCTATATTGCTTTAATACAGAACCGTTTCTATCTAATTGAGAAACAAACATATCTGTTTGATATGATGCAGGAGTATCTCTACCTGTCTTGTCTACAAGATTTTCCATACCATTCATCCACTGCTCAAGTGCAGTTCTAATGGTAAATCCTGCATCGTTAAGTACAGTGCAGTTGAATGGTGCAAACTCTCTATCACCAATCATCTTCACTTGACGTCCTCTGTAATAAACAGGAGCAATACCCATGGTCTGGCCTGGTAATTCAGCAGCGGTAACTAAAAACGGAGACTTTGCTACAGCAGCAGATCTGCCTGCTACGTAGTTAGGAAATGTTAATTGTACCGCAAACTGGTTAGGTCTTGCTCCACCGTTTGTTAGTTCGGCTTTAAATCTTTCTACATTAAATGGAATTGCCATTTGCTATTCTCCTATTATGCCCCAACTTCTTCGAAAGATACACCGCTTCGTGTAGCCACAAAATTCAACTGAATGAAGTTAATAGCTCTTGCGGGCTTAATGTATATATCAGCAACAAATTCGTTGCGATCTATTACCGCAGCTGTGTTATTTGTTTCGTCGCAAACAACTCTGAAGTCTGTAATACCTCTACGTCCCTGAACATCTCTTAAGAACGGTTCTACAAGATTTCTAAATTGTCCACGTGTAAATGCGTCATTGAATTCGAATAACTGGAATCGTGAAGCTGTAGAAATAGACTTCTCAAGAACAATAAACAATCTACGTACGTTGATACGGTCAAATGCGCTTGGTCTAGATTGTAAAGTCTTATCACCAAACAATACTGTACCTTGTCCTGGTAATGTTACCACGGGGTTTATATTTTTCTTGTATAACTCGTCTCTATCTGTCTTGGTTGGAGAATATGGTAACTTGACCACGTTCTTTAGTACACCTCTGCTATAACCTGCAGGAGAATACCAAGGATCAGCAATATAGTCTGTTCTTGCTGCAAGACCAGCAATATCACCGTTTAGAGGAATGTAACGATACTTATCGTTATAACGATCGTACTGATACTTCCAACCAGAATCCATAACAGCAAATGAAGAGTCTGTTAGCAGATTTCTGTAAGTAATAATTTTTGCGGCTTGGCCTGTAGTATTGATAATGTCCACTGCTGGAGGAGAGATAAATGCGACGCAATCTCTTCTTGTATTTACAATATCAATAACGCTATTAACTGCAGAAACGTCTGTTGTTGGACCCAATGGAATTAGACTTACGTCATATAATTCGTCATTTGAGAATAATTCAAATCCATTTATAACGTTACCTAGTGAAACGGAATCTCCAGAAACACCGCCAGATAATCTGTTAGTAATGTTAGCTGTTAATGTACCAAAACTCTTATTAGTTGCAGATGACCCCCAGTTTACTCCTACTCCTGGATCGTCAATAACCCAAATATATTTAGATTGGTTAGCAATTACATCTCTGTAATAACTAGATGCACCTGTTCCGCTCTTAGCATCTGTTGCTTTAGATAAGAACTGATATTTTTCTAGAACTGTACCTGCAGTACCTGTCCAATCGCCTGTAGCATCAATAACTACAATATGTAATTCGTCATTTTGTCCGCCTCTTGCTGCAGCAAAAGCTGAAGTTCCAGGCTGAGAGTCAAACAGGCTTGCATATTCCCAATTTGCATAACTGGTAGAATCCGCAAGAGACACTTTTAATGCGTTACCTAAAACACCTGGATATCTTGCAGCAAACACGCCGTATAAATAATTTCCTGTTTGATATTCATTCAAATATGTTGTAGTATTTTCAATCAATGGATTATTTGTACCATATGATACTACAACAACGATTTGATTTTGTCTTACACCGTTTAACGAAATATAAGCATTAGGTGCTTGTGTGTAACCAACGCCGCCGTTTGTTATAGTAATTCCTTGAATGTAATATTGTACGTTTGCTCTTGCTACAGCGTTTCCTGTTAGATATGGAATATCTGAAACGTGAGGAGTAATTACTACGTTAGTTGTAGAAGTATAACCTGAGCCACCGTTTGAAATAACAATGCTATTGATCTGTGCGGCAATTCGAGAAGTTGCTGTAGCATTGTTTCCGCCAACTCCTGCTCCTGCATTCTTATTAATGATTACGTTAGGGGCATATGCATGACCTGAACCTGGAGTTGCAACAAGAATTCTATTGATATAACCGTAACCTACGTTAGCACCTAAAACAGCATTAGCTGTATAAGTTGCAAATGTATTGCCTCTATGGATTGTTACGTTTGGAGCAGAAATATATCCATTGCCATTATTTGTAATAATAATGCCGGTAATTATATTTCCAGTAATAACAGGGGTTGCTGTTGCTTGTGTGCCACCTGCAACTAAACCGCCGCCGGAAATTTCAATATATGCGTTAGAATCGTAACCGTCTCCGCCATTTGCAATACCTATGTCGTATAAGTTATAGTGTATTTCTAAATTAGCTGTAGAGTTTGTTACTCCTGCGTTTTCAATTACTACGTTAGAAAGAGCAGAATAATTGTTACCCTGAGCAGTTACCGTAATTGCTGTAAGTACGCCTTCACCTAAAACTGCTGTGGCAACTGCACCTGTGCCGCTGCCTACGTTTGCAAACGTAACAGTGGGAGGAGTATTGTATCCAAATCCTCTAGAAGAAAGATATACGTCTCTAATAGAACCAGAACTTTGTAATGCTACAGTACCTAATGCAGTTCTTTGATCTGGGTCACTAGTATCGCCTGTAGGATCGTCAAAAGTAATAGTTAAATTATCAGAACTTAGATATGTATTAGAATAAATTTGATATGCACTAATTACTCTACCTGTAGCAACAGAAACCGCATTTCTAGCAACTCCTTTGTCAACTACACGAGCAACTTTCAAATTGTTTCCATAAGCTAAAAAGTTTGCTGCAGTAAAAAAATATCCGTAGGTAGTATCATTAGGCTTTCCAAATGTACCAACTAAATTTGTTTCTGTGTCAATGGTCGTAACTTCTTCAACAGGACCCCATTGAAATGCGCCAGCAAAGGCTCCGGCGGTAGTTGCTACCGAAGGAACGATTGTTGTTTTATCTTCCTCAGTTATTACAACGCCAGGTGAAAGCTGAAATGCCATCTTCTTCTCCTTGATAATTTTATAGATATCTCTATAATATGATTTCTATTTATTTATAATTATCACCTTTTAGACATTTTCCAGCCATTTTCTTTGCGCTTCATTGATATCATCTTTATTCATTGCCGCCACGTTAAACCAAAGTGCATCTCCAGCAATTTCTGTTTTATGCTCTTCCGGAAGTCCATCAACTACTTCACCAAACGGAGTAAGATTTTCCTCAATTTGCTTAAACTGCTCTTCGTAAAGAATTTTTCTTAAATTAGTATCGGTTAAATCTTTGAAGAAAGATTCGTTTGTTGCCCATGAAAAGAGTACCAGAGTCATAACTAAATCGTCATGGTATCCTTCATCTGCCTTGAAAAATCCTTTATTCTCAATAAAAGTAGATATTTCATTAATAACATCCGCATCATGAATTAATAACTTATTGCCTTCGACCAAACTTTTAAATGTCGTACATCCTAATCTCTTTACCTGTTTCGTGGTTCTAACCCCAAGAGTCGCCCCGTTGCTAAATCCGCCAGATAGGTATTGTCCGGATTTGCTGTTGCTTCCAACGAAAAACACATTCTCATATTCTAGATCCATGTATAAAGAATCCGCAACCTGTTGTCCGTTATCATTAATTTCTATTAAACAATACGCTTTATTATAATCCTTTGCAACCTTGTATATGATGTTTGGATACAATAAAGGACTGATTTTATTGCTTCTATATTTGGCAACAACTTTATGGGGATACTCAGTTATATCCACAATCGTAAATGCGCAGTAATCTCCCCCTACGCCTCTGGAAGTATCTGCGGTCAGCATGTATACATGCCCTTCTTCTGGTTCCTCCAGAACATCCAACCCGTCCTTAGAATAAACATACTGTTTAAAGGACATACGTCCAATAGTGTCGGGGTTGATTAGAGTATTAGAAGAACCAAGGAATTTGCACAGAACCTCTTGGTTGAATTTAAGCTCACCCAGCATTGCACGCTGTTCATTAGCCCACTTCTCATCTCTACCAGGAATCTTGCTGTAGTGAATAAACAACGGAACAAATCCATTGAGGCCTTGTTCTGCTTCGTTCCAATATTTCCAGAAATGATTATATCCCAAAGGGGTAGATGTCAGAAGAACTTTTGTGGTTTCACCTGCAGAAATTGTAGGGTAAACAGAAGTAAAGAATTCTTCAGCTACGTTATTTGGAATAATTGCCGCTTCGTCAATATACAACCAGTTTACAGATTTACCACGAATACCTGAAGAACTCGTTGCTGCAGTAAATATTCTAGATCCGTTCTCTAATTCTATATCACCCTTGTTATAAAC